TGATCAATCCAAAAATCGGTGAGGACACGGACAGGATGCGTGAGAAGATCGGCGGGATGTTCCGCCTGGCCAACTAAGAAGAAGGGATGCCTCACCGGACTCGCCGGATAAGCATCCCTTCTTCTTTTTCTTTACGGCCGGTTATCCGGCGTATTGCCTGTAGTTCCGGTAGTTTTTCCGCAAGGTCTCGTACAGGGCACTCTCAGGATACAGTATTTTCCCTCCGATGGTGGTATAGGGTATGGCTCCTTCGTCACGCAGCGTCTGCAGGGTCCTTTTTGAGATGTGCAGCATTTCGCACACGTCTTCCCCCTGCAGGTAATGTTCGTCCGCGATGGCGGGACGTATCCTTGCCGTCGCCGCCTCCACCGATTTTCCGATCTTTTTCATCCATCCGGTCAGTTCCTTGAACTCCTCCGAATCTTTTGTAATGATTTCCGCCATTATTTCCTTCTTTTTTTAATGAGGCCTTCTTCCAATATTTGCCGGATATCCGCTTCCTTGTAAAAGCATTTTCCTCCGATGTTCGAATAAGGGACCAGTCCCCTGTCCCGATGGTTCTGCAGGCTTCTTTTGGAGATGCCGAGGGCCAGGCATACCTCCTGTGCGTCAAGTCACTTTTCCGGTGAGGACGGAGCGATTTTCTTTTGGAAGTCGGCCATCTGTACCGACAGCGTGCTGAGCTTTCTTTTTAGCTCCAGATACGCGTTCGTTTCAATAAGTGTCAGTTCCATAATCTTTTTTTATGATTTCGGGTGCAAGATAACGCAATTTTCCATGCGTGTACGGAACGCGTCAGCCATAGTCATGAAAAGTCGGCAATAGTCAGGGAGTCGGAAAACACGCCCTCCTTCTTTTTGGGGGCGGCATAATGAATCAATCGAACCTGTTTGCCCGGAATATCGGATTAATTTCCTATCTTTACCCCGGAAATATGAATTCATTCAGGAACGGGGATTAATCCGGTCCTGTTGATATATAGACATAACGTTCGCGGAACGCCCTCAAGACGAAATCTGGTAAATTTCACAAGAATAAGGGACCTCTGCGTAAGGCTATGCTATGCATTGTCATAGCGTGGCTTGCGCTGCTCTTATTCTTGGTTTACCAGAGCCACGTCTTGAAGTTGCGTAAGGCCACGCTCTTTTTATGGCCTTTTTCCGGAACCATTACGAAATAAAAAATATCCTATTCATATGGCGACGGTTCAGATCCTGGCTTTCATCACCCTTGACGGCTACCTTGCCCGCAGGAGTACATTTCCCGATTTGTGGGAACACCCCGAGAAATATGGCATCACCCGTATCCGGGAGGCTGCCTTGTCCTGCCTTGGCCCCGATGTATCCTTCATGTCCCTGACGGAATGGAAGCAGGGGCATTCCGGTGTATACCTTGCGGAAGCGGCTTTGGAGACGCTTCCTTTTACGGACAGCCTGCTCCGCTTTGACATGGCCGACGAGCTGGTCTTGTATGTCCTGCCCCGCTTCCAGGGGGAAGGCTTCCGCCTGTTCGAAGGATGCCCCGGATTTTCCTTATGGGAGCTGGCCGGGATGCGGAGTTTCGACAGGGATGTCTGCCGCCTGCATTACAGACGGGTCGCCGGCGGGTAACGGCTGTCTCTCCACCGGGATGTCCCTGAATGTCATCTCTATCCTGTAGTTCTCGTCCATTTTAAGGGATGCCTCATAGGGCTTTCCCTTCCTGCTGACAAAAGGCAGGAAATCCGTCTTCTTTCCTTCCAGCAGGCAAAGCATCTCTCCGTCGGTCAGCTCCCTTGCGTTGAATGTCCTGAAAAGCAGGAACGCGCAATCCGGGTCACCGCACCGGGCCACCTTCCGGTGAAGGGTCAGTGTCTCCATGCCGCATTTGGGACAGCGGTGTCGGGGCGGTCCGGGATGTTCGAACCGGACTGCCGAGAGTTCCTCCACGATCTGCCGCGCGTATTTTCCAACCTTTTGGATGAACACGTCCGCGTCCAGTTCTCCCCGTTCAATCTCCTGCAGGTCCTTTTCCCACCGGGCGGTCATCTCCGGATCGGCGATCAGCTTGTCCCTGACGGCCTCATACACCTCCAGCCCTTTCGGGGTGGGCAGCAGGCCGCATCCCTGTCTTTCGACATACCGGCGTGCGATGAGCAGTTCGATGACACCGGCCCTTGTGGAGGGGGTGCCGAGTCCGCACCGTTCCATTTCGGACAGCAGCGAGGCTTCCGTAAAAAGCGGTACGGGACAGGTTTCCACGCTTCGGACGGATATGTCCGTTACCGGCAGCACCTCGTCCTGCCCCCAGGAGGGGAACATGGTGTCTTCTTCTTTCCCGGTCCCGTCATGAACGTTTTTCCATCCGGCATGCACCGTCCGGCGGTATCCGGCCTCGAACAGGATTCCCCCGCATTCGATACGGACATCCGCCTCTTCTTTGGTGCAGTCACCCGAAAAGGCTTCCAGCATCCTGCCTGCGACCATCCGGTAGAGGTTCTGCTCATCAAGCGGCAGTTTGCCGGGTATGTTTTCCGTTATGATGATGGCATGGTGTCCGGTCACCTTGCCGTCATCGGCGGCACGGGCGGACAGCGCCCTGCCTTCCGGTGTCTCCGCATGACGTGCGAAACACGGGTCGTCTTTCAGAAGGGAAAGCAGTGCCGGCATATCCTCCGGCATGTCCTGCCGGATGTAGCGGCAGGAGGTACGCGGGTATGAGATGTATCCTCCCTCATACAGCCTCTGCAGGGCGGATGCCGTCTGTCCTGCCGTCAGCCCCATCCGGAGGTTCGCCTCCTTCTGCAAGGAGGCCAGGTCATGCAAAAGCGGCGGTTCCTCCACCGTTTCCTTTCTCTCCGCCTGTATTACCGTGGCCACACGCGATGCCGCGATCCGGTTCCGGGCGGCGACGGCCTCCTGCTGCTGCGTGTATTTTTCCGGGCAGGTGAAAACAAGCTCTTTACCGTCCTTGAGGACCGACAGCTCCAGCCGGTAATAAGGTACGGCGTTGAAATCCCTGTTCTCCAGGTAACGGCGCGAGACAAGCGCGAGCACCGGTGTCTGTACCCGTCCGAGCGAGTGGTTCTTTTTTCCGGCTGCCATGCCGAGCGCGAGGCTTGCATTGTACCCGATGATCCGGTCGGCTTCCCGCCGTGCCCTGCCTGCCAGGTACAGACCTTCATAGAGACTGTCCGGTCTAAGGTCAAGGAACGCCTCGCGGATCGCCTTGTCCGTCAGTGAGGAAAGCCACAGACGTTCGGTTTTTCCTTTGAAGCCCAGATAATCATAAAGGTTGCGGGCGACCATCTGCCCCTCACGGGAGGTGTCCGTGGCCGTAACCGCCCCGTCCGCTTCCCGCAGCAGCCTGCGGATGACCTCCAGCTGCCTGAGGGCCACGGGGTCATCCCGGAAACCGTCTTCCGTCCTTGTCCGGCGGACGGCGAGTCCGGAGGGGACTGCAAGGGGAAGCATCTCCCTTGTAAAAGGTCCTTCCATACAGGAAAATGGGGAAACCGGGGCCAGCAGGTGGCCGAACGTTCATGTGACGGCGTATCCGTTTCCGATGAGATACCCGTCTTCCATTTTGTCCGCGCCCAATATGCGGGCCAGTCTTTTAGCCACGAGGGGCTTTTCACAAATCACGACTTTCATTTTCTTACATTTTTATTGTCAGGTTATTATCTGTTGTTTATGGATTATCCTATTTGGGGACGTTTCTTCGACTTCCCGGCTCCTTTGGCGGGTTTCTCTCCGCTCCGGGCTTTCTTTGTTTTCCCGATCTTCTCGGAAAGCTGCGGCATATTCCCCATGCTTTCCGCGGGGGAAGGGAGTGTCCGGGCGGGAGGAATCCCCATAGGGACCATGTCATACCCTTTGGAGGTCATCTCCAGTCTCACATGGTCCATCGGCTTGAGATACAGGGTGGCTTTCCCGTCGGAGGTGAACTCGTAAAGGACCGTCTCCCTTCCGGCGAGGATGCTCTCGTAGTTCTGGTAGCAGAGGCTTTCCTGCGGGACACCGTTCCTGAGGAGCATCCCGCAGATCTCGTCGGGGCACAGTTTCCCGAACTTCCTCTCATGCGGCGAGGCGAATATATACTCGTAGGTGGACAGCAGCAGACTCTCCTGAAGCAGGCTCGGGCAGCGGTCATAAGTGGTCATCCGGTATATTTTCCTGGATATGTCCTTCAGCTGCCGGGAAAGGTCGCGGGGCTTGGAGGAAAGCGGTATGCTCCCCAGGCGGATGAGCGAGCGGTTGATGTCGCCTATGACGCCCCGTTCCCACCGGGCGAGCAGGTCCGCGCGGTTCTGCCGGAAATTCTCACGGAGAATCCCCGGAATTCCTCCGGTGTTGAAGAACAGGCCGGCGCGCTTCCATAAGGATGGTTTCCTCAGGTTGGTGGCACTCCAGCGGATGACATTGAAACGGTAGTTTTCCATGAACTGCCGGAGCGGGTTCCGGTATGAGAAAATATCCTTTATGGTCTTCTGCAGCGCCTTGCGGTCGATGGTGCGTCTGCCGGCGTCGAGCAGCTCTTCGGGTGTGAGTGTTCCTGTTGTTTCCATTGCGGTTTATAATTTGGGTTTCACTTTTCTGAAGGCCGGTCCCTTTTGCTTGCGGGCCGGTTCCTTTTTCTTTTCACCGGAGGATGGGGGGATCATGCCCTTTTCCGGGCATTCCGCCATGGCCTGTATCCTTTCCGCATACTTGTCCGTCTTTCGGGGAACGGATGGCGTATCCCTGCGGATCCCTTCCCTTTTCAGGAGGAGTTCGGCGGCCGCCATGGACCTTTCCCGAAGGTCGTGCATCCTCTCTTTATAAGGGAAGTTGCGGTACAGTTCCCTTTCCCTTGCGAGCATGCGGAGTTCCTTCTCGATACCGGCGAACTCCTTCCTGTAACGGAACGGACCGTCCATATACAGGTGGGCGTATCCCTTCCGGGCGATATCCTGCAGGGTCATGATCTCCCGGTTGTTTGCGGAGAGCGCCAGGGAGTTGGCCCTCACGAAACGCTCCAGGTTCTCCGCCGTGGGCGACATGTCGAAAGATGCTGTCGGGAGATAGCGGGCAAGGATTTCCAGCGGGGGCCGGGAGGCGGGAAAATCCCGTCTGTTCTCCCGTGACATTTCCAGCAGCCTCCGGGAGGCTGTCTCGATCCGGTATATGGAAAGCGTTTTCATTCCTTCCCATGCGGCGGAATAGAAACGGTCCGCCATCTCCTGCAGCATCCCGCGCATACGCTCCGGGCCCTGCAGTCCATCATTGAACACCCCGACACCCCGTTCCGTCTTCACGAGGGTAAGGCGGAACAGGGCTTTCTTCCCTTCCGAGGCCCTTTCCATGGCGGTCTCATAGGCCTCGTAGTTCCGGCAGCCGGGTGAAAGCCCCATCTCTTCGAGTGCGGTACGGTCTATCTCCCTTCCGTGCGCCCTCAGGTAGACGGCCCGTCTGAGCGGTACCGGTTTTCCTCCGGTTATTTCGCCATATCCGGAGATGAGCTTCCATATGTTTCCGGGGCGTTCCTCCCGGAGCTCCTCCCTTGTCGGAAGCATTCTTTCCGGTACTCCTTCCAGGGCCAGCAGCAGGTTGTCCGGAACCTGCCCGTTTCCCTCCCTTATGGCTTTGTCGGCGGTATGCCCGATGAATTCCATGAAGGGATCCGTGCCTTTCGGCCTGTGCCGGACCACCATGAAGGATTTTATCCGGTTGTCCGGACACAGCTCCAGATAGAGGTTTCCGGACGTTTCCTTCCGGGGGCGTTTCCAAGGCCTTTTCAGCCGTTCCAGCCACCATGCCATGCTATATCCGTCTTTTAGGGGTTCCATCTGTTTTCCTCCATCGGTTTGTCTTCTTTTTACCGGCAGGCGGACCGGCTCTGTGCCCGGTTTCCTTTTCCGCTATGGAAGGCGCGTATCCCCGTACCTTATATTCTGTTCTGAGAATTCTCTCCGCCATGTCCCTGGAGGCCTGTCCGAGTGCCCGGTACATCACAATGTCATTCCTTTTCAGGCAGGCCTGCCGGCGTTCATACAGGCTGCGGAATCCGGCCCGGTGGACGGATACCTTCTCCAGCTGTCCGGGATCCGACAGTCCTCCGGCACGGATTCCGGTCAGGGCGGCGATTTCATTCGCCTCGTCCGTGGCATTCAGGCCGAAGGTCTTGACAAACAGCCGGAACGCCTCACCGTCCGCATGCATGGGACAGCCGGCTGACGGATGGAGTCCGGCCACAAGGGAGTCCGGCAGATAACACGCCTTTTTGGGGACGAACTCACGCCGGCCTTGCAGGGTGAACATAAAGGCGCACCTTTTGGCAGCGTCCGATATGCCTTTATCGGATGTACTGAAGTGGTATACCTCCAGTTTCTCCAGCCCGTGGAGTTCGGGGGAGAAATACCGGTCCGCGTGGTACTGCAGGTAACCTTCCAGACATTGCAGTCCCCGGCCCGAGTCGTCGAACAGGAGCACGCCCTTGTCCGTGCGGACGGCGGAGAGGGTGCGCCCGGGCAGGGCATTCTCCCTTTTTTCGTGGTAGGCATGGTACGCTTCCAGCATTTTTCTATTATCGGGATTGTCCGCCAGCCGTTCTGTCTTTTCTAGTATGGCCCACATCCCTTCCGGAAGGCCGCCCCCCGTGGTCTCATGGATGAACGTGAGGCTGCGCAGGTCAATCGATGGCAGGTCGCGGATGTCGCCTTCTCGGATATAGTTGTCCAGCAGTTCCGGAAGGCCATCGTCCGTTCGTTCCGCCCCCGCCAGGCAGAATACGGATTCATCGGGAACATACGCCCCGCCCAGGGCCAGCTCCGCCTGCCGGAGCAGATAATCGCCGCATTCACAGTCGCTGTGGCATACGGCATAGTCCGCCAGCCTGCCTTTTCTGTCCACATTGAAAAGGACGACCGGCCCGTTCTGTTTCAAATCGGTTTCTTTTTCCATATCGTGATATTTTAAATTTCTTTATATCCCGGCAGGTTATGATATTTTCCTGCCTGCGGATTTACGGGTGGTCTTTTTCTTCTCCGGTACCTTTTCCCGCGGACTGACGGGATGCGGGACGCCGTCCTTTACCCGGTAGGTCCTGACCGGGAACGGTTCACCGGATACCAGCAGTCTGTTCCGTGTAAAGTCCGCCATGCAGTACAGCAGGTGCCGGGAGGAGGGGCGGTCATTCTCCGGCAGGTACAGGGCGTTTCCTTTGGCCAGTATCCCGAGTTGCGCCTTGTCCAGTACCCTGTTTCCCACAAGAAGGGAGGTATCGGGGGCATTGAGGTATTTCTCCAGCGGCCGGTGGCCCCTTGCGTCGAAGTCCCGGTGAAGTATATCCTCCGCCGCTTTTCTTATTTTAAGGGAAAGTTCCTTGAAGGCTTGCACGTCGAACAGGCCGGCGGATTTGACCTGGGTCACCTTTTCAAGCTGCTCGGCCAGGGGCAGCAGCTCCCGGTAATAGGTGAACGGTTTGTCATGGATGTTCATATAACCGTGTTCCCTGATGGAGAGCAGGCGGTAGATATCCTCGTTCTCCGGCTTTCGGGATAGTTCGAGCCCCATATATCCCCTCACTTGGGAGAACAGCCCGGAATACCCCTCGGATGTCGGATTCATGGGAACGTAAAGTTTCGGTTCGAGGCGGTTGATGAATTCTGCCGGGAGAAGACCGGAAGAAACATGCCCGCCCTTTCTGTCCCCGCCCGCTAAAAGTCCCCTGCGGCAGCTGCTGTTGATATGGGAGGCCAGCTCCTTCCGTAAACCGGAATACTCATAAATTTCCAGGGCCCCGTCATGGGCATGGGGATCGAAGAAATGGTCGGCGGTATGCTGGAGATAGCTTTCAAGGCCTTCCTTGCCGGTATTGCTGTCGGAAAACAGCAGATAACCGGACTCCCGCCGCACCACTTTCAAAGGTGTTGTCTTGTTTTTCTTTTCCATACTGTCTTTCTTGATTTTACAATTTTACATTTTATGTTGGGGTCCCGTCTTCTTTTTTGTATTTCTCGGAGAAGCGGAGGACCTCTTTCCCGTATCCCGTTTGAACCCGGCGGTTTCCCGGTCTCCGGGCGGGCGGCTGCCAAAGACGATGCGGTCCGTATTCCTATCCACCCATGCATACGCGTGAGCGGGGTCGGTCCGGATTTCACGGGGCAGGTACAACCCGAGGCCGGCTTTAAGAATGCCCCGCTGGGAAGCGGACAGGCTGACTCCCTCCACGCTAACCTCGGGGGCGGGATCATCCAGTATCCTTCCTGCCGTGCGGTGTCCGCGGACATCATAGGCGGAGTCCAGCAGCCTTTGCAGCTGCTGCCTGGTTTCGCGGGTTTCATCCTCTTCGTGGGAAGCCGCTTCCGGCATGTGGCGGGGCGTTTCCAAATGCCTGTCGTAACGCTCCAGGGCCTCCAGGGTGTCGGCGATATTTCCGTTACGATGGCTGACCGTGCAACCGGCATTGTGACAGAAGCTGCGGAAATCCTCTGCCGTCGGTCTCATCCCGTTCCGGTAACGGACATCCAGCCGGAAATCCTCCGGCTTTCGCGCGTAGGGAGATGCCGCAAGGGAGATTTTCTCCGGATTGACCGGAGAGAGATCAGTAAGTACACCTTCCGCCTCATAGACGCATACCGGTCCCAGGTCGAATGACGGCTCGAAATAGGTATCTGCCATTTCCTGAAGGAATTCCCGAAGGCTCCTCCTGCCTTCTTCCGTATGGGTGAAGAAGAGGAAACCCCGGGATGTCTCCACGGCCGTATAAGCCGTGGAAGGGATATTGTTTCGTTTTTCCGGTTTTTCCTCGGGACTGACAGTCCAGGGGAAGCACCTCATAATGCCTTCGGGACAGCACCTTGATATTTCCGGCTGTCTCATGGATTCCCCGTCCAGTTTGATGACAATATAAAAGTCCGTCTCATTCCGGCCTGTCTCGCAAAGGGAGGTGACGGTTCCCTTGTACGGATAGCTTTCAGGGGATTCGGGATCGTCCCCGACAATCCGCATCCCGATTCTGACTTGCTCTTTTCTGATCATGGCTATATTTTAGGTTTGTTACTCTTGGACTTCGTTTCTCTTTTTTTCGCTTTCCCGTCAGGTTCCGGATCAACCGGTCGGATCAGCCCGTCGCTTGTCATCCGGTATGTCCGCACGCCGGGGAACGGCCTTGCCGATGTTACCAGCCGGTTTTCGAACCTGTCGGCCATGCAGTACGCCTGTCGGCGGTTTTCCGGAGAGTCATTCTCCGGAAGATGCACCGCGTGCCCGTCGTGAAGCACCGCCCTTTGGACGGAGTTCAGCTTGACGCGGCCTACCGTGAAGGCAAGGTTCCCATCATCCAGCTCGTTTACGATGGAACGGTGCCCCCTCACATCGAAATCCCTTTGCAGGATGGCTTCCGCCTGCGCCGCTGCCAAAATAAGATACTTTTCAATGAGTTATATAATACTTCTCAACAATATTCGTTTATTCAATTTCTTCGTATCTGTCTATTATGATTAATGTTTTCGTCCATTTATCGAAGAACTCGCCGCTACCAGTCTTGATATATTACCCATTTAAGGCAAATAGATAAGCCACAATCAACACAAATACGAAAAACGATACTTTTATCATCTTAAAGGTTTGAACGCTTTAAAACGGATTATTTACGTTCGTTCACCTGCTTTGATTTAATCAATTCGTTGTAGATTGTATGGGCAAACTCCCCTGTGAAATATTCTGCCCAATTCTGATAAGTTAGGCAAATACCGGTTCGAGGGTCTTCATAATCCATGGTTTCCCATATATCTTCCAATTCTGCATAAACCTCATTGGGATTATTCCCAAGAGCGTCCACCACTTCTTCGGAATAACAGTTTACCAATGTATCTATCCAATCTCCACAATTATCACAACCATCTTTGTAGATGGCTTCAAATGCGGCTTTTTTCAATTCATCCATAAAAGGCTCTGTTTTACAATATGGGTACTCTCCGTTCATTGCTTTTCTAATGTGCCGATATTTTTATGTTCAGGAGATAATTCTGTTAACCTACATTCGTTACCATCAAGCGCGGCTTCAAACATATAATCACTATTTGACAAAGTTATGCTTCTACCATTGCTTTTGCAGGAGAATACTCCCTTGTAATTTTCTGTCTCTGTATCTTGTTTGGAATATTTTTCTCCAATTGGCTCAGTACGTATTAGTGTAAATTTTTGAAGTTTACAATATGGATATCCGTTGACCGTAATAGCATTTTCTGATACTTCAATCACTCCGTAAGTTCCCTGCTTAAAAACATATTTATATACACAAGTTGCCTCAAACATTTTATCTGTTCTTTTTTCTGTTTTTATATACAGATCAGCTTCGGATTCTCGCATGATTAAGTCGTAAGTAGTTTCTGTCTTCACAGTGTAATCACCAGCTTCTATAGGCTCTCCTTTTCCTACTTCCACTTTTTCAAACTCAACATTATGCAATATGACATCAGAAAAAGAATCTTCCGGAGTAATAGCATCTATAGCCTCCATACTCAAAAATACACCCGAATAGCGTTCAGCGCCTTTCTCGTCATCTTCACTGCAAGCACATAACAGTAAAGAAGTAATAAGACATATTATTCCAACTATATATCTCATTTTTTTCCCTCTACTAACTTTTCATAAACCTTAATCAACCTCTCCTTTTCAGCCAACAATTCTTCCAAATGCTTCACTCGTTCTACAAGAATAGCATCTGTGCCTACAGACACGTTACCCATCATCGAAGCAGGACTAAAATCGCCGTTTGTTTCAACTGTATTATTTGATAGTCTTGATACTTCATCATCAAAAAAAATTCGTATGTCAGCTTTTAATAGAAAAGCAATCTTCTCTAAGTCTGCCGCTTGAATCTTATTGTTTCTAATGCATCTATGTAGATTTTGTTCGCTCATTCCAACATCAGCAGCAAGTTTCTTTAATCCACCACCTCTGTTTTCGCTCAATTTTCTAACAATTTCTAAATTCATGATTTACAGGAACTTGAATTAGTCGACTAATATTTAATTTCGCATACACTAAATTTTATGACGAAAATATTTGTTCGCCACGAATAAATATGTTAGCTTTGCACTATAAAGTTAAACAATAACCCATAAAAAACAAATAAAATGGCAGAAAATCAAGTAAAAGTACGTCCAACTTTAACGGATTTGGAAGTAGGTAAAGCGGTTACTTTCCCCATTGAAAAGACTAAGAGCGTCCGTTCTCAGGCTTCCGACCTCGGACTTATCCTGAATCGTAAGTACCAGACAGAAACGGACCGAGAAAAGCGTATCATAACAGTAATCAGAATATCGTAATTTGTAATCATCATGAACAAATTTGTAAATATTTCACAACTGATACTATCCTGCATCATGCTTTTTGCGGTGGTTGTCAGCATTGTGGCACATATCATACTTGGAAACATCGCATCGTTCATTGGCTATCTTGTATCAGCTGTATTCATCTTTCTCACATGGAAACTGGTACGTATATCATGGATGGAGTTTCAAAATGAAAACAAATAACCTCTTAACTTACAATATCATGTCTATCAATTTCAAAAAATTAAATTCTCAAATCAAGCCTCTTAAACCGGAAGCAAGACACGTGGGCTACATCTTTATTGCTACAGACAAGCAAAAGAGAGAAAGTCTGGTTGACTCTATTGCCAAGCCCGGTTCTAAACGTTCCCTAATAAAAGTGCTTACATATTTCATTAAAACCGATGAAAATTATCGTGCAGAGTATTCACTTTAATCCGTAATCCTATGCTCACTATTGATTTTCCCGATAAATCCGTTACTTATGACACTTTCGTCCGCGATGTAGCGTCCTCTGTAGTCCGTATGCTTGCCGATACACACAATGACCCCGAAATGGTCAGCCAGCGAAAAGCATACGCTATGTTTGGGCGTGGCAATGTGGATAGATGGCGCAAGCAGGGTAAAATAACCCCCTGCAAGCGTCCGGGCAAAGTTGAATACCGCACAATCGAACTGCGTACACTACAAAGGTTACAACAAGACTATTTCAAATGATAAGGGAGGATAGCTCAGCGGATAGAGCGGCGGTACGTACCCAAATGGCCAAGATGCAGCAGGACACAGGTTCAAATCCTGTTCCTCCCACTATTTTTTCACTATTAAAAATCAAAGTAGATGAAAGCAATTCAGCTAAAATCAATCACGCTTCGCAACTGGCGTGGAGAAAAAGAAAGGACAACACAGTTCCATACAGATGGCACTGTTACACGTATCTGTGGTCGTAACGGTCTCGGCAAGTCCAGGCACATGGATGCGTTCTGTTGGCTGCTTTTCGGCAAGGACAGCAAAGACCGTAAAGACTTCAACTTGCGCACCACAGACGAAAAGGGCAATCCCCTACAGCATTGTGAATGCTCCGTAGAGGGAACATTAGTCGTTGATGGAACGGAAATTACCATCAAACGAGAGTATAAGGAGCAATGGGTCAAACCTCGTGGACAAGTAGAGGAAGTGTTCAAGGGGAATGTCACCGAATGCACATGGGACGGCGTACCTGTTCGTGTCAATGAGTATAAGGAACGGATAAATGCCGAAATCATTGATGAGAACCTTTTCAAGATGCTAACCAATACCGAGTATTTCCTATCGTTAAAACAAGATGTTCAACGTGAAGTGTTAATGTCCATTGCCGGAGCCAAAACAGACAACGAATTGGCGCAGGGAAATGCAGAATTTACCGCTCTCGTAGACATGTTGAGTGGCAAATCATTGGCGGATTATCGTCGGCAGATTGCCGCAGAGAAAAAACGTCTAAAAATGCAAGCGGATGAAATCAAGCCACGTATCGACCAAACGGACAAGATGAAACCAGAAGCCGAGGATTGGAACTCATTGGAAGAAATGCTCACCGACAAAAAGAAAGAGCTGGAAGAAATAAACGAACTTCTGCATTCTGAAGATGCTCGCAAGCAATCTGCCATCGATAAAAAAGCTGCGCTGAACCGTGAAAAACGGCAAATCGAACAGCAACAGAAGGATATTCTTGCCGCAGAAAGGAGAAGTCGTCAGGAGGAAGCCGATAAGCAGAACGAAACACGTAATGAAATCGAGAAAGAGTTGAAGAATATTCATTCCGAACGATCGGATTGCAATATAGACATTACCCGTGCAAAAGAACGCATCAAGTATTTGAACGAAGAAATAACTGGAACAACAAGCAGACTTGAAGAATTACGTTCCGAATGGGCATCCATTCGTGCCACACAGTACACCGGTGATAATATCTGTCCTCATTGCGGTCAGCCTTTACCCGACAATATGATACAAGACGCTCTCCAAAAGTTTGAAGAATATAAACAAAACAGGCTCAAAGAGAATCAATCACGTGGAAAATCCCTGTCGACACAAGTCGAATCATACCGAGAGGAATTAAACAGGCGTAATGAAGAACTTGTAGAGCATTCCAAAAAGATTACTGCCATTGACGAATGTATTGCAGGGCTGTATGATCGTCTGAAATCCACCCCGAAAGCAGCACCGTCCGCCATCAACGAAAACGAGCTGCCTGCGTATGCAGCAAACCTGAAACGTTTGGATGAGATAGAAAAAGAAATAGCAAATATCACATATACTCAGACAGATACCGAACTGTCCGAACGTGCCGAGTTGGTGAAATCTGCTATCAAGAACTTGGAAATCCAACTAAACAACCGTACCATTATCGCCAACTATGATAAAGAAATAGAGCGTCTTGAAAAGGAAGGTCGTGAACTCGCACAGAAGATAGCCGACATAGAGAAACGTGAATATATAGCTGCTAAGTTTGCCAAAGCTCGCATTGATGATTGTGAGAGCCGTTTGAACTCGCTGTTTGGCATGGTACACTGGAAACTTTTCGATACCACTCTTGACGGAAACGAATACGAAGTATGTATTCCTATAATTGATGGTGTGTCCTATGGTACGTGCAATACAGCAAAGCAAGTGAACGCAGGTATTGACATCACCAACACATTGGCAAGGCATTACGAAGTCTATGCTCCAATGTTCATTGACCGTGCCGAAAGCGTGAATACATTCATTGCTTCCAACGCACAAATGATATTCTTGCAGGTTACAACAGACAGTCAACTAACAGTAAAATAAATAGTTAAATCTTTAATTATTAGAATTATGAACGAAAGACAAATCACACCGGTTACACATCAAAGTAACGTTCCTGCTGGCATCAACTTCTTTGACCCGACAACCATTGAAACGCTCAACCGTTTCTCCACCATGTTTGCCAATTCCAGTCTTGTACCCGAAAGTTACCGCATTGGCGGTGTTGTTGGCGGTAAGACCGGAGAAGGACCTAAAAAAACGGTCTCTGAAGCCGAAGCAGTAGCCAACTGCGTAATCGCATTCGATGTGGCCACACGCATTGGAGCATCCCCTCTTATGGTAATGCAGAACTTGTACATTGTATATGGTCGCCCATCTTGGTCGTCCAAGTTCCTAATTGCCACTATCAATACTTGTGGACGCTTTGAACCACTGAAGTTTGAATTGACATCAAATGGAGTTTGCAATAACGGTGTGGCAAATGTCAAGTGTGTGGCATGGACTACTCCTAAAGGTGTTACGCATGATGAGAACGGAAAACCGGTTACATCAAAATCACCACTTGCCTTACGTGGTACAGCCGTTACCATACAAATGGCGATTGATGAGGGTTGGTATAGCAAAAACGGCAGCAAGTGGCGTACTATGCCCGAACAGATGTTACGTTACCGTGCCGCCTCGTTCTGGTGCTCTACATACTCACCGGAACTGTCAATGGGTATGCGTACCGTTGAAGAAAATGTAGAGGACGCCGATTATGTCGATGTTACAGAACAGGTTGCGAAAGAAATTTCCACGCAAGCCAACAAAGGCACTATCAGTTTTGATGATGCAGTAGCTCCGGTTTCCAATGAAGTTCCGGCAGGTGTTGACCCTGAAACAGGAGAAATTAAAGAGACCCAAGGTGAAACAAGTACCGAAAACCAAGCCTCAACCGAGGATGATGGACCGGGCTATTAATCCTATTTGAAATGAAACTTCATGTGTTAGGTTCTTCATCATCAGGCAACTGTTACCTCTTCCAGTCTGAAAAGACTGGTGAGGTACTTGCAGTGGAAGCCGGAGTTAAGTTCAACAAAGTAAAAAAGGTTCTTGACTTCAATCTAAACAGCATTGTTGGTTGTATCGTCAGCCATGAGCATGGCGACCATGCCAAATGTGTGGGCGATTTTATAAACGCCTGCATACCTTGCTATATGAGTCAAGGCACAAAACATGCGCTTGGTTTCTCTTCCAGCTATTGGGCAAAAGGGCTGTTACCATTCGAACAAGTTGTGATAAATGGATTTAGAGTGATACCGTTCCCAGTACAACATGATGCTGCGGAACCTTACGGATACCTCATCCGTCATGAAGAGTGCGGAACAGTGCTGTTTGCCACAGACACCTATTTCCTAAAATACAAATTTCCCGGTCTTAACAATGTAATGTTGGAGTGCAATTATAGCAAGGAAATTCTTGATGCAAATTTCACTGCCGGGCGCATTGACAAGAAACGCTACGAACGCACCATTAAGTCGCACATGTCCTATGATAACTGTCTCCTCACATTGCAAGCCAATGACCTGTCTCAAGTATGCAACATTCTACTCCTGCATCTGTCCGACAATAACAGCAATGCTACGGAGTTTATCCATGGAATAGAAAGATTATATCCAGAGATAGAAATAACAGCCGCTACAAATGGGCTTTCGTTAACATTTAACAAGAATCCCTATTAGCATTTGTGATTATGAGGAAAAATAATAGTAACCAGTAAATAAAGTAATATGAGAATCTATTTTGATATAATATTTATTGTTTTGAATATCATCATTTTTGCTGTTAACTTTCATTTTGCTTTAGAATCCAAATCCTCTAAAGCATATACGTATGCCATTTTAGGAATGAGTTTTGCCATTGCAGCCATCATCCTACTTCTATCTGCGGATTTAAATCAAGAATCATAATGAAAAAATCAGTTGAAAATACTCAATACAAAACAGAGAATTGTAGGCCAAACAATAGTGATCTATCATTTTAATAAAAATAAAAACAATGAGAAAAATTGAGATCGTTGAACATGTTATCAACAATACGACTATTAGTCGCTCACAGGCTATTCAAGCCGTAGATTGTGCTTTTGATGCTATTGAGAAAGCACTTTGTAAAGGTGAAAGTGTCTATATACGTGGTTTTGGCACTATCAAGACTTATATCACAAAAGAAAGGAAAGCCCGTAATATCTACAAGAGAACAACGGTAATCATTCCGGCAAGACGAACAGTAAAACTTGTAGTCAGTAAACAACTCAAAGAAAAAATGAACTCATGATGCACACGTGGTTTGAATGTAAAATCCGTTATGAAAAGACAATGGATAACGGAATGAACAAGAAAGTAACAGAACCCTATCTGGTTGACGCGCTCAGCTTCACGGAAGCGGAAGCACGCATCATTGAAGAAATGACACCCTTTATTTCCGGTGAGTTTACAGTTTCCGACATTAAACGTGCCAACTATAGCGAGCTCTTTCCCTGTGAGGAAGACAGTGCTGACCGCTGGTTCAAGTGCAAGCTATATTTCATTACCTTAGATGAAAAAAGTGGAGCAGAAAAAAAGACAGCTACCAACGTACTGGTACAAGCAGCCGACTTGCGTGATGCAGTAAATAAACTGGATGAGGGTATGAAAGGCACAATGGCCGACTATCAAATTGCATCGGTAGCGGAAACTGCCATTATGGATGTCTATCCATATGCCGCAGATGAGTCCATTACGGATACCATCAGTGAAAATGCCAATTCGCCTGTTGTACGAAATTTCATACAATCTCTCCCCGAAGGTTGCAGGACAACGATAACCGTTGGTGGGAAAAAAGTTGTAGTAGACAAGACCGGAAAAGACACCATTGTTACACCCGAAAAGCAAAGCGACAATGACACTTGAGGAAATGCTTCAAATGGAAAGGAAACGAAAAAAGAAGCAAAAATATGACGATGAGGAACATCGCATACAATGCTCTTGCGTAAAGTGGTTCAATTTGAAGTATCCGAAGTTAAAAGGCCGGTTGTTTTCTGTGCCGAACGGAGGAAGACGTGATACTGTTACAGGTGGCAAATTGAAAGCTGAGGGCGTAACAGCCGGTGTATCCGATTTGATTCTGTTGAAAAGCAATCGTGATTATGGTGCGCTGCTCATTGAAATGAAAAAGAAAGGCGGCTATCAATCTCCATCACAAAAAGAATGGCAAAAGATAATATGTGAAAACGGAGAATACAAATATGTTCTGTGCTTTTCGCTGGATGATTTCATTCGTGAAGTGGATGATTATTTGAGAAATGAATTTTAAAAAAGTCAGATATGGCACGAACTTTTAAAAAAGGTCTTGACTATTTCCCTCTGGATATAGATATATTTAACGACCTTAAAATAAGAAAACTAATCAAGTATCAAGGTGGAAAAGCTATAACGGTATATGCTCTGCTGCTCTGCAATATCTACAAGAGTGGGTATTATATGAAGTGGGATAAAGAGTTGCCTTTCATTTGCTCGGAGCTTACGGGATTTGAGGAGGCATATATATCAGAAGTAATCAAAACCTGCCTGACACTGGGGTTGTTTTCAAAAGAATTGTTTGACGCTGAAAAAGTATTGACTTCTAAAGGTATTCAGGAAAGGTATAGTCGTATATGCGTACAGTGCCGTCGTGTTTGCTATATTGGGGATTATAACCTAATCGAGAAAAGAAAGCCCAAACAAACTGAAAAACTGCCACGAAAGAATGACAATCCACAAACGATACAAGGTAGTACAACAGTGCAAAACGAACTGCAATACGAGCCTTACTCCATGACTATCGATGAAGAAATCGCCGAACTGAAAAAAGACGAGTGTTGGCTTGACCAATTACAAGTGCTTCATGCAACGAATATTTCCTCTTTGCGCAGCAGTCTTGACGACTTCCGGGTGCAATGCCTGGCAGACGGGAAAGACCGGCATTCTTCCTTACAGGATGCCAAACAGCACTTCAACGCATGGTTGAGAATTGTAAATGATAAAAATAAAAGAAAAGATGATAAAGTTAGACCCGAAAGCAGAAATCAACGCAGAGGTAATCTTCTCAAATCTGATGAAGAGAAAACATATGGTAACTCGTTTTAGATTGCCATATACCGCCAAGCAAGTTTACGCTATGCTATATGAAGCGTGCCGGGTGGAAGTTGCTCATAGGCATAGGGAATTTAATGCCACCGAACAATACAAAAAGCACCTTTGGGACATTTCCAATTGGATTACATCGGAAGCCTCCACTTTCGGATTGTTCCTTTGCGGCGATGCCGGAAATGGGAAAACCACCATTCTGCGTGCATTGCAAAACCTTATAAACTACTTGCGCTCTGATGAGGGGTATAACAGCAATGCGGATGCATATCCGATACGCGGCTACATGATGGTATCGGCTAAAGAACTCGTCTTGCTGGCTAAAGCGTATAACAATCCCACACGCGACAACACCTCCGATGTGGCACGCTACAAAAGGCTGCGCCAAATCGAAATACTCGCAATCGACGAACTCGGCTCCGAACCGAAAGAAAGCATTCATTATGGCGATTACGTAACCGCCGCCATGGATATGCTGTCTTTTCGCTATGAAGAGCAGTTCTGTACGCTGGTCTCATCCAATCTTACGGCAAAAGAAATTGCAGAATATTACGACGAACGAATTGCAGACCGTTTCCGTGAAATGATGCTAATCATCAATTTCGGCAATGAGCAGTCATTCAGAAAACAGTAAACTAATTAAAAACATTATGACGATGAATACAGATTATAGTTATTGTTCGGGCGTTACCTGCTCAATCCGCAAGAGTTGCAAACGCTATTTACCCGATCCACCCGATACACGTTTGCAATGGGTATGGCCAGCATACAATCCGGAAACAGGCAAATGCAAGTACTATGAGCCAACAACCATTAATTCAAATAAAAAATAAATATGGATTATTTAGAAGTAAAGAAGTGTGAAGTATGTGGAAAGACTAAACATATTTCAGAGTTCAGCAAATCATATCCTAACAGGTGTAAAACTTGTGTAGCAGAACACACGAGACAAATGAGAGCTGCTGAAAAACTTAAAGCTAAAGTAAAGGCTACCGGCGAGGTCATAGATGTTGAACCTTCAGGTACTATGCTGGTTTCATGCGGTTCATTCATAACAAAAGACGGTAGAAAAATACCCGGAACAGCACTTGAATTTGAAAAAGCCATAGACTGGGAACAACGCAGATACGAGATTGCGAAAGAGCTAATGAAAGGATTTTCAGCCAATTCACATAATCAGTGTGTGGATGCAAGTAGCGAAACGTTAGCCCAGTGGAGCATTAGCGGTGCTGATGCTCTTATTGCAAAATTGAAGAAAGGAGTTGAAGAATGAAACGAGAAGATATTGAAAAAGTGGCAAAAGATTATTCCATAGGTAAAACATATTTTCGGAGAAACGTTCTCAAAGAAGTGGATGCGGACGATTATGTTCTACGCAAGGGTAATTGCAGTGAAGACTTCATAGCTGGTGCAGAATGGCGCATAAATAGCGTGTGGCATAGTAACAATCGAACGTATAAAGCGCAAAAACCAGCTTTGGTTATATTCAAAAACGGCAAAGCCAAGGTATATGATAACCTCACTGATCTGACAATCGAAAGTCTTTGGGGTGAAATAGATAGATTTGCTTACATTGAAGATTTAATACCTAATATGGAGGATTAAATCATGAAACCTATATTAAATACTGAAGACATTAGGAAGCTAAAGATAGATGATAAGCTGATTGAATGTTCTTGCGGCAAAGTGAATTATTATAGATTCCTATGTTTCCACCCACGAAACACGAATTATGTAATTCTATTGAATCATTGCGAAGAGCCTGAAAGGTTTTTTATTCAAAACCTTATAGACCGGTTCTATACAAATTATACAAGTCGTGATATAATCACTTATCGTAGAGATTACGCCATTAAGAAACTCAAAGAGTTTGAACAAGCGTTGTCTGAATTAGGAGATAAAGATGAGTTATGAGATATACACTTAGAAATCAAGATAAGATTGCTGCTGCATATAGCTCCGAATACTTGAAAGAGCATATAATCGGAAGCCTTGACAGTTATTTCAATGTTCCAAGAAGTCAAGAAGAGGTTGAGGATTTTATTTACAGTTCGTGTGTTTGTTATAGCACAAATCAAGGTAACTACCCAATCATGCAAATTAATGACATTGCAGACGATAATGCCATGTTGGAATTTGCATGGATAGGAACTCAATATGATGTGATTAAACTTGCTTTTTTAGGCAGAATGAAAGGATAAACCAATGAAAAATGTAACGAAACTCGCTAAAAAGTCCGCAGGGCTTAGCCAAAAATGTTCGATTTGCCCACTTATGAAAAGATGCACTTTAGAAATCCAGAGAGCTTGTTTTGACAGCTTTGTAGAGGGTTTCAAGAAAGGGGCCAGAGCTGCAGAAAAAGAAAAAACAAGAAAAAGAAATGAACATCGGACTATTGGCTGTTGATAGCAATTATCCTAATCTTGCCTTGATGAAAATCAGCAGTTATCATAAGGCAAGGGGTGACAAGGTTGGGTGGTATAATCCTTTCGATCATTATGATAAAGTGTATATGGCTAAAGTATTCAGCTTTACAGAGGATTATCGGCAATGGATAACTAATGCTGATCAGATAGAGAAAGGCGGTACAGGGTATGACATAAAAAAGGTTCTTCTACCGGAAATTGATAGAATGATTCCTGATTACGATCTGTATAATGTTGATAAGAATTTGGCTTATGGCTTTTTGACAAGGGGTTGTCCTAATCGTTGTAAATGGTGTGTTGTGCCTGCCAAAGAGGGAAACATTGCTCCTTACATGGATATTGCGGAAGTATCTGCCGGACGAAAAAATGTGATTCTTATGGATAACAACGTACTTGCATCCGAGTACGGATTACAGCAGATTGAAAAAATAATCTCCATGGGCGTGCGGGTTGACTTTAATCAGGGATTAGATGCCCGGCTGGTGACGGATGATATGGCCCGGTTGCTTGCAAAGGTGAAATGGATAAAGCGTATACGATTCGGTTGTGATACACCGGGACAAATCGCGGAATGTGAACGGGCTACGGCTTTGATTGATAAGTATGGCTATAAGGGCGAATACTTTTTCTACTGTATATTATTGAATGACTTTAAGGAAGCATTTACCCGCGTTAATTATTGGAGAACAAAAGGCGGGCGGTTCTTACCATATTGCCAGCCTTACCGGGACTTAAACAATCCTCGTCAGATTATCCCTCAATGGCAAAAGGATTTGGCTGGGTGGGCTGATAAGAAGTGGATATTTAGGACGTGTGAGTTTAAGGATTTTGAGCCGAGAAAAGGATTTAAATGTAAAGAATATTTTGATTTATAAATTATAAGCATTATGGCAAAAGAAACAGTATATAGATATTCATTGCGGACCGTTTCTAATTGTTGGTTGGGTGAAGTGATGTTAACAGACAGCAAAGAGTTCTTTGCAATGACAGATTGGGGTAATTTTAATTACTGCTGGTCTACTCAGGAAGATATACGGAAATTTATCCTACACCTTGATGAAGACTATTTTTCACGTAAAATGTTCCAAAGTGTTTCTTATCAATGTAGCACAAAGGAAATGCAAGGCTGTTGCAAAAGGTTTGCATCGAAAATATTACCTGCACTGAAAGAAGCGATTAAGGAGGAATTAGCTAATACGGAGGAGGAATTATGTTGAAAAATATGGTGGAAAAAAGGAGGACCAAAAATGAATAAAAAAGAAATCATACGAACCATCAAATCCTTTAAGAAGATTCTGAAAAAAGGCATTCCTCAAACAGAGCGTGGAATCAGCTACTGGGACATTCATGAGAAACGATACACCGTCTACGAAATAGCCGCACGCTTTTTACGGATGAAAGGCTATAACGTGCGAATTGAGATAGGTGATAATACAGAGAATCCCTCTTATTATTTCGGATACATACGGTTCTATAGGTACGTGGAAATCAGTTTTAACTAATAACAAAAAACAAGTATTATGAAAACAAAGAAAGATAAAATATTAGAGAAGTTGCGCAAGCTAATGAATCTAAAAGAGTCAGCTACTGCATTGGGTAACGAAGGCGAAGCAAATGCAGCTGCGGCAGGCATAACACGCTTGTTGATGGAGTATAATCTAACTGAAAACGATATACCGGAGCAAGAGAAGTTAGAGAATCCAATTGTATCAGAAGAAATACCTTTCAAAATAAGCACAAATGGTAGATGGTATAGTGACCTCATATCAGTAGTTTGTGAATATAATATGTGCCGTAGTCTTATTATTAGCAAATTTAATAATGGCAGAATGAAACGTAGTGAATTTGAAATAATAGGACGAAAAAAGAATGTTGAAGTAGTTCTGTATCTCATTTCCTTTTTATCTCACCAGTTTATAGCTATCGGCAAACGTAATTATGAGGAATATAAACATGATTGTATATGGAAATACGGGAAAAGCCCCAAAAGCCTTATTATGTATTTAAAATCATTCCTATACGGTTGTGTTATAGGCCTTTCAGAAAAATTTGATGAGAGCAAAAGGATATTGGAAACAGAAAATAATATCACAGCTCTTGTACGTACCACAAAAAGTGAAATAGATGATTTCCTTAAAGGAGAAAAGATTGGTAAGGCCAGAGAATCAAAGTCGGATATTGATGCTCTATGCGCTATGAGAGGCATAGAAACCGGCAAAAATGTGGAAATATGTAAAGGCATTCATGCTGAATTTGTTAGTGAAAACTTGAGATTACAATAATTCGATAGTGTATTAAATAGAAACAAAAATTATGGAGTTTAAATCGCAAATATGTACTACCCGTGAGCAGTCAAAAAGATTGCTCGCTTTGGGACTAAAGCCGGGAACGGCAGATATGGTGTATCATTACACAAAGAGTAAAGTACCTGCATTGGAATGGGAGTTGCAAACTAAGCCGCCAACATCAAGAGGGAAGTTTTGGACTCCGGAAAGAATAGCCAAACTCAAAAGCTCATTCCACAAACACCAAGACGGCACACCGATGACCGGTGAAGAGGTGTTTGATGAATTGTGGGGAAAGGATGTTCCTGCATGGAGTCTGTCAAGGCTGTTGGAATTACTTCCTACCGAAATCAGAATAGAATCCAGTGAGAATGTTTTTGGCTTGCATCACGAAACAAGCGATGCTTGGTTACTCTCTTATCCCTATGTGAAATCCTTTGAAACCGCATCACCTGTCGAATCTTGTGTATTGGCTATTGATTGGCTGATTGCCAACGGACACTTTAATAAAGAATACTACAATGAAGAAAATAATGTTCAATGATAAATTTGGCTTAACTCAAGCTGTATTGGAAGGGCGGAAGACTATGACGAGAAGAATAATCAAATGTCCAAGAACTTTTAGGGGAGAATGGGTCGCAGGATTCAATATACACAGACGCCATTCTGACAAAAAGATTGTTGATTGGCCTTGTATGTACGATGCTGATGAAAGAGAGTTTGATATGGGCGAGATATTGCCGAAATATGAACTTGGAGAAGTTGTTGCCATTGCGCAAAGTTATATGGATGTTGACCGATTTCATAGAAAAGGGAAAAATGCAGCTTACTTAGAATACTTGGATTCTATATTGCCTGAACTGAAATTACATCCCGGTTGGACTAATAAAATGTTTGTGAAAGCCGACCTAATGCCCCGCCATATTGAATTTACAGATCGTAAGGTTGAACGCTTACAGGACATTAGCGATGAAGATTGCTTGAAAGAAGGGATATATGAAGATTCGGGTGATGATGAGTTTCCGCCATCTATATTTTATGAATTTGAGGGAAACAAAGACGATGGATTTGATACTCCACGTGAAGCCTTTGCCGCCCTCATAGATAAAGTCTCCGGTAAAGGCACTTGGGAAAGCAATCCCTATGTTTGGGCGTATGAGTTTGAATTAATGAAATAATCATGAGCATTGCAGAAGATATTATGGACGGTTGGTGTTGCCAACTTTGTGGCGTGTACTTTGAAGAAGAACACGGTTACCCTGTTGTTTGCGAAAGCTGCTACAACGAACTATCAGAAGAAGAAAAGAAAGATTATCAATTAGCAACCCATAAAGAATTTTAATGTATTTATCATATGGATGCAAAAACATTCTTTACCAAGGTAGTTCTGATGCGCAAAGCACAGAAAGACTATTTCAAGTGTCGCACCCAACAAAACTTGCGGAAATGCAAGGCACTTGAAACGGAAATTGACGGAGAAATTGAACGTGTAAATAGTATTACCGGAGTTTCTTCCGTTTCCAAAGAACCCCGACAGACAAATTTATTCACTGATTAAATCATACAATATGAACTCAACTGTATTAAAAGAAATCATGGCATTCCTTTTCGGACGCAAATATTATGCCAACATTGTAGCAACAAAAGGAACAACAAAGCAAGAAATCTGTTCTTACATTTTTGCAACAAAAGAAGCCGCCAATCGGCATCGACTGGAAATCGAAACAACTCTGTCATTCCGGTTTGTCGAAACAGTTTCTTTCCGTTCACGCCGGATATATTTCGATTCGTCTGTAAAAAGTTAAACCATAATAATCTGTGAATCATTCTATTTTCGTATTATGATTATCAAAAAACTAAAAACATGGTGGCAGTCACGTAACTACTATGTGATTGCCGATGGTAACGACAATTCAATCACGCTATCCAAACGCTTGTTTCTCCATATCAAAGGTAAGGCGAAAAAGGGCGATGCAGCCCAAGTGTTTGTTTTCAGAATTGCCGGACAAGATTCTTTCGGCTTCACCGTCAATCCAAATATCGGACAACCGACTCAACTATGCGATATTCAATATAATGACAAGTATAAGTGCATAGGCTTTGAAAGTCTGTGCCCGTCGGTCGGTCTTATGCTTTATGAGCATGGGTTACCCGGTGATAGTATAGTCAAACTGTCTGTGTCTATACATCATACAAGCAAAGGTCTCATCTATTATCAAATTGAAAAGCCCAATGGAAAGTATATTAGGAAATACAAGAAAGGCTGATATAGTATTCTATTCTTCGGGAAGAATAGACATTACATCTCATATAGCCAAGCAACTTCATCTCTCGCGAGGTGATGTCCTGGATATTATGAGTGAGAACGGAGAATTATATCTTTATGTCAGATACCGCTCGCCAACCGGCGGTCGGCATGAAGCATGTGTGTTTCCATCCAATAGGCAAGGGAAACATTTCAGAGCTTCATCTAAAAGGCTGTGCTCCGCCATACTTGATGTGTCGGGCGTAACAGACAAGGCGAGATTATGCGTTGGAGAGCCTAAGGAAAGCCAATATCATGGCACATTGCTACCAATCATTACCAAACTCCTTTTGTAAGAAAGATATGATTAAAGAAATAAAATACAACGGGTATTCTGCCAACCCATCGGACTATGAGTGCGCCGATGGGGACTTGGCAACATCGATAGGTGTTATTCCCGAAAACGGTGCACTTAAACCCATATTGCCGCCATCCGAAGTATTACAATTCAAAGGTGGTGATTCGGTTATGTATATTCATAAATCGGCTAACTTCAAGCACTATATCATCTTTAACAACAATTCTATCAGTTGGTGGAATGGTTCTGACGCACATCAGCCTGTTTTTCTTCGTTCATTTAACGAGGTATATCAGGTAACAGCTATTGGCAATACGCTTCTCATCTTGTCAACTGACGGTATGCATTATTTTCTATGGAAAGGAAATAATGACGGATATTTATATCTTGGTACAAAAATACCTGAATGCCCACTTTCATTTGGGTTGCAGGGTGAAATGGTTCGGACAGATGAATTTTCAATATCATTTGATGCTATTAGTGAAGGCAGCATTTGGAATGAATTCTCCGATAACAATAAAACGCGAATTACAGACCAAGTACTTGCCCATATCAATAAATTTATTGCTGAAAGGTCTACAAATAAGGGCAAATTCATTTTTCCTTTCTTTGTAAGATACGCCTATCGGCTATACGATGGAACATTGACAATGCACTCGGCTCCGATTCTGATGATTGCTTCATCAGACCTTGCACCGCAAGTTTTTTGGACACACCTGACGGGAAAGGGAAAGTATACAGATGCGCAACTTCGAATATGTGGAATGATACACGACCTTGATTGTGCCGTTGTTCTTCAGTCTCGCCTTGATATGCTTAAAAATTGGAAAGATATAGTTCGATCTGTTGATGTGTTTGTTTCAAAACCTATTTATACTTATGACCAAAACGGAAAATGTACAAGATTTGCACAATCGGAAAACTATAATTCTTATTGTGTATGCAAACATATAAATCAAGCAGCTTCTACCTCCAAATTTCCAATTCGTTATCAACATCATACATTCAATAAACTATATGCCTTTACATTTGACCCCAACGGACTGACTTATCCAAGTGGACGTTTGATGATTCCTCGTAGAAGTATTGATGATGTAAAAGAGGATATTCGTTCAACATCGCAATTCTACCTGCTTGAAAGTCTCCGTATTGAACAACTTTCCACTACACGTACAAAACTGGTAATCGAAGAAGATTATCTACAGTCATTGGTAACACGAGAAGTTATGACAGATGATTATGACAGTCATGATAAATTGCTTCCACATTATTCGTTTGTTTATAATTCAAGACTTAACATCGCAAACATTCAAAAAGAATTGTATAACTTGTATAACACAGGAGCGATGATTACATATACCAACGGATATGTTGCTAATTTTGATGGAATGTCCCCTACTTATTTTGATGGAACAATGCCTGTTTCTGTATACTTCTATATCAAGCAGGATGGTCGGGACATAGTGGTCAATGGAGAATCTTATCAAGCGTCAATATTGGATCCGCCATTGCTGTTTTTGTTCTACCCTAATATAAACGCATACAAAGCAGTTATTGTGACGCATTATGGATTACCACAATATTATGAAGTGCCACTTGAACAGCACAAATTTCTTAACGGAGCTTTTTATTTTGCCGGTTGGGAAAATCCTCCGACAGGACTTAGTGATTATCCTACAGCAAGTCCCCGTGAACAGCGAATAATTGATTTACCGAACAAAATATACACATCGGAAATCAATAATCCATTTCACTTTCCGGTTCTCGGTATCAATACAATAGGTACTGGCACTATTCTTGGTATATCTTCGGCTGTAAAAGCTTTGTCAGAGGGACAGTTCGGTCAGTTTCCACTTTATGCTTTTACATCAGAAGGTGTATGGGCCTTAGAAGTATCAAATACGGGATCATACTCAGCACGGCAACCTGTAACACGGGAGGTTTGTATAAATACGAACAGTATCACACAAATTGATAATGCAGTGCTGTTTGCCACCAATAGAGGTATTATGCTGATAAGTGGTTCTACTGCGCAGTGCATATCAGAAAGTTTAAATGCGGAAGATTTGTTTTCTATTTCTGATTTGCCAAGATCGGATAAACTTCTATCAGTTTATAATGGAAAAGCAAGCGAAAATGAACGAACGGCTCTTGACGATATTGCTATGATTCCGTTTTTTGATTTTCTTGCCGCTTGCCGGATGATATATGATTATACCAATCAGCATATCATTGTGTATAACCCGGCTGTACGCTATGCTTATGTGTTTTCGTTGAAGTCAAAGCTTTGGGGAATGATGCTGTCAGACATAGTGAACAATGTCAATTCGTATCCGGAAGCATTAGCAATGGCTGACGGAAACAGACTTGTGGATTTTTCTACATCATCTGCTGAAAACATAACGGCATTAGTGGTTACCCGCCCTTTCAAAATGGATGAGCCAGATGTGTTCAAGACGATAGATACCATCATTCAACGTGGATATTTTAAGTCGGGACATGTAGTACAAGTACTGTACGGTTCGAATGATTTGTTTAATTGGCATACTATATGGAGCAGTACAGACAAATATATGCGTGGTTTCAGAGGAACACCGTACAAAGCATTTAGAATTGCACTCATTTGTACACTTGACAAATCCGAAAGCCTGTTAGGATTTAGTGTCCAGTTCAATCCCCGTATGCTCAACAGACTACGATAAATGAAACATATAGGTCAGTTATTTTTAAGGTTATCAGATTGTTTATAAGGAGAAAGAGCCGGTATGCGTGATGCACCCCGGCTCTTGTCTATTCTTAAAACGGTTTTAGTTTTCGTCTTATCTTGCCTTTTCGTGAAACAAGGGAAGTCTGTATCTTGATTCGGATATTTCGGGCTTTATCTTCCCAGTTGGCTTGGCTGCCTGGATTTGTTATGCTCATCCAGTCGGCAAGGACCTTGCAGACCATATATTCGTGTATCAGATGTTTTAGCAATTTCACGGTAGACAATGAAAAATTCACAGGCAAAACAAGGGTTATGAGGTATTCTTCCGGCACGGTCATAACATTATCAAGGGGTTCCTGCTTATCGGAAATTTCTTCTTTCGTATAAGGAAACAACATTTCCACGCATTCAGAATGCACGAGGTTAAGTATTCTCGTAACTCTGTCCACATTACCGTCCTGACCGATGTCGAATACTTGATGTCTGGCGTGTTCGTCTTCCGCTTGCATAATGTCGCCCTCTACAAAAGAATAATTCTCCGCATCGTAAAGCAGTTCTTCCCTTTTAAATACAAGTGTTACCGCTTTTGTTTTAGACTGGCTGTTTTGACAATATACCATAGGCTTGAACATCAATTAATCATAAGTCGGTCTTTCCGGACGGCTGCGTTTGTAGAGTGCACGCTTCACGTTTTCAAGACTCACCCCGGAGTGTTGTATATACGCATTGGCATCTTCCGGACTGGTTATGGCAAACCACTCTCCAAGTGCCATATCTACAAGATATGAATGTATGCCATTTCCCAGTGCGTCTGCCGAAGCGTTGTTATAGTTAGACGGAAGCAAAAACTCCAATGAAAGTTTACCGTTATTATCTATCTCTTCATCCATCAGGTTATCGCTTGTTGTATTATCCTCATTGAGATACTCTCCAAGCAGACTTTTTAAAGAGGAAAAGGCATTGGCCAACGAACGACGTATCTGATAGCTGTTTTCATCGTCATCACTTGCTTGCATATTGGATGCGACTTGATAGCTCTTGCCGGCCGCTTCTCGTGCCTGTCCCGTCAAATACGCTTTGTTCTGAATATCATAGACAAGTTCTTTGACCTGTTGTGTCACGGTTAATGTTTTCTTATTTTCTGCCATAATATTTTGAATTAATGATTATTCGTATGTCGGGCGCATGGGCTTTCTTTTGAAAAATGCCTTACGCATTATATCCTCCATATAGGTAGCAGCTTCCGTTGCATATCCGGCAGCTTCTTCCTTATTGGTAAACGTGTACCACTTTGCAGTGACATTCATCACGAAGAATGAAAACAAGCTACGCTGCATACTTTCTTTTAGAGCTTCATCGAATGAATTCGACAGCCCCAACGAAAGCCTGTATTCACTGTCAGCTTCCGTTTCGTCAAGAAGCATTTTCTTTAAACTGTTGCATATGGTATTCTTACTCTCGCACCAAAAACGTTCAAGCATGCTTTTATCCTCATCCGTCGTAAATATACGATCGTAGGCAAGCTCATCATCCATTTTCGCACCGGTGTACGATGTGGTCTTTGCTACCTCTTCATATACTTTTTCCTTATTGACCGTTAATATAATATCTATCATAATCAGAAATCAAACAAATTGTACGATAAACCTACACTAAGACATGGAGAAAATTGCGGCGTTTCTCTCAATGTTATTCCATATCCTACCTGCAGACTGATACTGAACTTTTTCTTCTTGGGTTTGGGATAATTACCTGTTACGGTCATTATATCACGCCCGGCAAAAAGTATCAGGCTGTCAAGTTGTGGATGAAAGCCACTTACATAAGCCCGATATGTGTCTGTTTCATACATCTTCTGCGTAATGGGGATTTCAACCTCAACACTGTCTTTGTCTTTATTTGGAGGTTTAGTCGTATCTGCTACGTCCGGAGTCTGTTTCGTACTATCCGGTTTTGCAGTAGGAAGAACCTGCGTGATGTATTTAATAACGGTACTATCCTTGGGTACAGGCTTGTAATAGGGTATGGTATCGAAAACAGTTATTCTTGTGGTATCATTTATAGGTAACTTTTTATTCGATATGCAAAAACGCACATTAAAAAACAGTGATGTGAAAAATAATACCACAAACAATATTGCTACAATATCTTTAAACCATTTTACCATACTTCTGAATATATCTGGTTATTGCCTCTACATGGGTTTTGACAATAGCTTGTTTGCCTTCTTCGGAACAAAGGTACAGGACATCATCCTTGTTATCCTGAAAAAAGTTTTCCGTAAGTACAGCCGGGCATTTTGTCTTGCTCAAAATATAGAAGTTTTCTTCCCAGTCAGGATCGTCGTCAGAATTATCTTTGCGTATTCTTTGACTGATAAAGTTTTTTTCAGCTTCTTCATACAAGAAAGTTGCCAGTTTATCAGCCTTTGTCTTGCCTTTCGATGTATAAGCGCTCCATCCTCTTGCGTTCATCCATTCTGCACCGTTTCCGGCAGCATTGCAGTGGATAGAAACAAGAACCACATTGGCTGTTCCATATCGTCCGCAAACTTCGTTTACACGCCTTGCACGTTCTGATAGTGGAACATCTACTGCTTCCCGAACAATGCGTTCGGCATCATAACCTCTTGCGGAAAGTTCATGTGCTATTCTATCTGCAATTTCACGTGCATAAGCATATTCACGCAACGAACCATCAGGACTGCGTTTTCCGGGAGTGTTTTCACCATGCCCGTTATCAATCAATATCTTCATACTTATAATTTATTTGGTTAATATTCGCTTGGTGGGACGCGGTCAGCACAACCATGTTTATTGCATTTCCGGAATTCCAGTGCTTGATTCTGAACGGCAAGCTCGCTGTTCTTTTCGCTTAGCTCGCGGATAGCGTCACGATACTTGGTTATCTCGGCGTAAAGGTGGTCAATTTTGGCGTCCAGTTCGACAACTCGCTTTTCCTTCTTCTCGTACAATTCTTTCCATTCAGCTGCATAAGCTGTGATGTTATCTGCTTCGGTTTTTTCAGCCTCGGCATCTGCCTGTTTCTTTTTGCTTCTAAGCAATAGCAAGGGCAATATAACTAATGTGATGAGCGAACCGACAACTTGGATAATCGTGCTTAGTTGTTCCATATTAAAGTTCCTCCTATTAGTTGTCCTATCATTGCTCCGGCTACTGTAAGACCAAAGTCAATCCAATCCCATCTACCGCCATACACCTTGTCTTTATATTCCAAAGCACCTGCTGTCAAAACTCCGGCATACATTGCGGTAAACCAACCAAATGCAAAAATGCCGATAATCAGTCCTCCTACGAGGTGTTTCCACCTGTTACTCATTCCGAGCCATTCAATCAACTTTTTCATCGTTATTACTTTTTAAATTAAATACCGTCCAATCCACTTCATCCTTTTCTTTCCACCCTTCCTGAACAGTCTTTATCACATAGGCGCACGCTGCTTGGGAGAACGCAATAAAATCATCTGCATTCTCGAAAGTATGATAGATGGGCGTACCATCTTCCTGTTCATTGATTTTTAGAATAAGCGGATAAGGAATCTTTTCACTACGTTCTATAGCGGAAAAGTTTAATTGGTTTTCGGGTGAAAGATATACCGCTTTCCCGTTCCAGACAAAGCCGTTTATAATCTTTTCCTCCGTAGCCGTGTTTATAGCGGACACAACAAGTTCCTTGACTTCGGAAAGTGTGGGTTTATGGTCGAATGTATGCCGGTACTCCCAGCCATTCTCACTATTCTCATCATCTTTCCCGAAGCCATAAAACAGTATCCACTTGGAGCGTCCTGTACGTACAAGACAATCCTGCCGCTTCTTTGTGCCGTAAATCTTTTCCATTGCATGAATTTTGATTTACGACAAAAGTAGCGGATACCGAGCGGATTAGTATGTTATCTTTTTCCCGTCAGGTAAAATTGTATTTTCGTTTGCCTCCGTCAAACATTTCACATTTGAGAACTGTTTCAAATGGAAAGCCGTCCTCAATATCGCTGATTTGGTCAAGAATACCTTTCATCTCAACCGATGCAGTAAAGAACTTTCCCCATTCTTGAGTCCTGGGATTGCGGAACGATACCAGATAACGGTCTTCCCCCTCTTTGGTGTCTATTCCTGTTTCAAAATCATGTATCTCAATTGGAATATTTACGATGTCACTCAAACGCATAACCTTGCCGGGAAAGCGTTTTTTTCCATCTGCTGGAGTGTACGTAACACCCATTTCAGAAAATTTCTTCATGTTGTTCTTGGTAAGTATATAAAATAAATGTTTGCAATCTGCATGGCAGGCCATACCCTTGAATGAACCAATTATTTGCTGTCTCCGTTTCCGTGATTTAATCTTGGAAAGTTTTCGGGCTGCATTTACTTTTGTCCGTTTTCGTAGCAATGTATAGTCGCCGTAGTTGACAAAGCCAAGGGCATCCATACCGGCGGATATGGGAGCCACTTTTTCGCTTGGTTTTATTGTCAGCCCTATTTGAGCTGCTTCATAGTGTAGTTTGTCCCGCAATTTCCACAAATCACGTTTACTCTCACCGAGAATAAAGATGTCATCACAAAAACGGAAGTAATGTTTTGCACCATATTCATCAATCATCCGGTGATCAATATCATTATGGTAAAGGTTTCCAAAGAATTGTGAGGAACGCAGTCCTTTGCTTATGCCATGCTTTCCGTTGGGATATAGTGCTTTGACAAAATTTTCAAGAATAGGCAATAAGACAGGGTCTCCGACATACCGCCTGATTGTGGAGATTAATATATCATGGTCGATACTGTCATAATATCCTTTATAATCGCTTTGATAATAATAGTGTATATTGGGGTTCTCTGCCAATGTATCCTGCACCTGATGGAACAAACCATGCGGTCCACGTCCTTGTATGGATGCAGCCGTTGTTTCTATCAATAGGGGTGAAAGATGCTTTTCCAACGGCTCCATAATCGCATTGCTTCCAATACGCTCTATGACTGACGGGGCTTGCACAATTCTTACTTTCGGTCCGTCATCCACAGTAAACGACTTGAGGTTCTTTATACGGAATGTGCCGTTACCTATCTGTTCTTTCAGTGCATCAAGTATCTTATGCTTGTTTTTTACATAACGGACCATTCTTGGTGAACATTCAATGCCATCTATTACAGCTATCTCTCTTTGCCGATTCCCGCTTCGGGTATCTGCACTTCTCAGATTTGCCATGACACGCTTGAATGACCTTTCCAAATTCTCATCGGATATAATCTCCGGTATGAGATTATATAACGGATAACAGACCGCAGGTGCAGCTACGGCCGGTTGGAATAAATCGTATATATCGCTGACCGCCTTCCGGTCTCGTGGGGAGTGGTCCAACCTCTCCCCACATGTGGTTAAAGATATGTTCCGGCTTTCCATTAATAAATATATATTATCATGCTGTTGCCGAGGCTCGAATCCCTCGGAGAATGGCGGTGGTAATCTCGTACCTGTGCAGGGTCTCCGATTAATTTAACCAACAGAATTTCAGACGCGCCCCGTAGTTCGTGTTCGAGTTCGATGAAGCGTTGTTCGCGTTCGCATAAGCGAGACCGCTGTTCGCATTCGAGTTGTTGCCGGACCGCAAAACACAACGGCGCGAGGGATTGTCCGCCTTTTATTTTTTTAAAGAGTTATGCTTCCTAAACCGGAAATACTCAAAGACGCCTTCATACCCATGGCCTTAAACACTCGCGCAATGGTGGAAAGGGTCAGATTACGTCCGCTTTCTATCTTGGATACTTGTGAACGCTGTACACCGATTTTTTGTGCCAATTCCTCTTGGGTCATGTTTTGGGATTTACGGGCTTTTTTTATGGCTTCCCCAATCAAAAATGATTGCAATTCAGCTTCATACTTATCTCTGTGCGGTGTACCGACCTCACCTATATGTTTATCCTTAACTTCATCAAGGGTATAAAATTTAATTGCTTCCATATACTTATTTTTTTGAGTTGAAATATAATATTCTGACGGCTTCCGCCTTGTTTATCTCTTTGCGTGGGGTCTTTTGTGTTTTCTTCACAAATCCATGCGTGGCAATGACCAACGTTTCCGCGTCGGTGTCCCAAAAAGCCAACAGACGATATTGAATACCTTTATACAGGGTGCGAAACTCCCAAATGTCAGTATCATCTAATTTCTTGAATAAATCTTTGTCCATATAACCATTGGCTACCTTATCTACATTATAGATAATTTTATCCTTAACGTCTTGGCGCAGAGTGTCAAGAAATGCATCGGCTTCACTCGACATTATTACTTTGAATCTCGTTTTTAATTCCATATCTTATATCATTCACAATGCAAATATAGCGAAAATGTTCTATATATGGAACGTTTTACAGACAAAAATACAACCATATAAAAATTAGTTTCAAAAATCGACTCGCTTACGCGAGAAAAAGAAAGAGGGAGCAGCCTACGGCTCTCCCTCCAACGCTTTTTCGAAATCACGAGGTCCGCTCTATTCAATTATAACGAATTTTCCGCGGAAGGCCAGACGCGCCCCGTAGAACGTGTACGAGCTCGATGAAGCGCTGCCCGCGAGCGCATAAGCGAGACCGCCGACCGCATTCGAGCTGTTG